AGACTGAAGGCTTAGAGCCTGACGAGTTGAACGCTCTGCTCGTTGAGCGATTCTTAAAGCTGAAAGAAACGCTGAGTCGAGAAGTCGAGAGGCTCACTGACGAACAAGGTTTGTTTTTCAGTGAGTTGTTGGATTTGTTCCTAGCGCATGTCCAGGCGAATCGTGACGAGCGGACGGTTGGCAAGTATCGGCAGCAGCTTAGTCGTTATCAAAAGATTGTAGGCGATTATCGTATAAGGCTTCATACCTCACAGTTGACTGATAAGTTCGTTCTGGCTTTAAGAAAATCTGGACTGAATGACCATAGCTGCAACTCTTACCTTCGGGCAGTTCGCGCAATTCTCAACTGGTCTTGGGAGCAGGGCTTCCTTCCTGCTGCAATCAAAGTCAAATCGGTTCGCTCTTCTAAACCTTTGCCTTCTGTATTCTCTCAAGAACAACTCGAGGATTTGCGGCAACACCTAGAAGACGGTTGGCAGGAAACCAGACGAAGACGGTTTCTGGTACTGCTTCGTGCCTGGTGGTTTTTACGCTATACTGGAATGCGTGGTGGTGAGCTTCTGGCGCTGAAATGGGACAATGTTTATCCAGACCGAATTGAACTGCGCTCAACAAAGGATTGGAAGGTCAAAGGCAGGAAAGACGCAATCATTCCAATCGCTGAAGATTTAAAAGAATTTATTTTAAGCCAAGAAGTCAAAGGCGAGCGTTATGTGCTGGACAACGGCAGAGGTCAGCCGCTTTATAGTTCGCTTGGGGATTTGACCAAATCCATGAGGAAGGCTTTGCAGAAGGTAGGAATAGAAAACGCGAAACCGCTGCACTCGTTTAGAAGTACAGTTGCGACTGAACTATTATCTGGTGAAAGTTCAAATCCGGTTCATGTGCAAATGCTACTTCGTCACGAATCAATTCAAACAACGATGAGTTACCTGAATTCAGACCATTTGCAGCAAGTGGATCTCGTCAATAAATTAGGCAACACTGGCGGAAACACTGGCAAGAAAAAATTGAAAGAATCCAGCAAGCCCAGCATTCATCTGGCCTACAGCCGAAAAAGCTAAGGTGACTGTTAATCATTGGGTCGCTGGTTCGAGTCCAGCTTGGGGAGCCACTTCCAGCCGATTTGTGACACCTCCGTTAAGTGGCGATTCTACAATCCCGTCAGTTGTTCTTTCAGCTTCTTCGCCTTCCTAATTTTTTTATAGATTAAAACCCCAGGAATTGCCGCTGTCATACCTGTTGCGGTGAGTATAAGCTCAAGTCCACCAGAATCAACCGCCTGGTTGAAAATCTCTAAAAATCCTTCCATTTAATAACTCCAAATCATTAAACCGTCTTCTCTATCGTCTACATGCAGAAATCTTTGACTCCCTGTGAAACTGAAGCCATACCCACCAAATAAATTCATTTGAATAGCAATCTGAAGAAGTCGCGCACCGTCTGCATTCCAGCAGGCTATGTCCACGGCTCGACCTAATACATGATAACCGCTTGGCTTTGAACCGTTTTTGTTTTTCGCTCTTTCAACCGGATGCTCCACTGAGCGATAGGCTGAAGACAGTCTGATTGGCTTGCCGTAGTGCTGCCGCAAGGTTTCCAACTTCGTCAAAAAGACTTCGGACATGCCACATTCACCAGTAAACTTGCACTTCAACTCGTCTCTCGAAAAATGCTCAGAATGGTCAACGTAAGCCATCAAGTCTCCTTTTCTGGGTAATCAATACACTCTTGGCTGTACATTTCGCCAAACGCTTCTCTTTGGGGTAACGGCATTAACTGAAGGTCTACATATCTATGGTTCTCTCGGTAGTGGTCAATCACACAACTGCAAAGCTGAATGGCGGACTGCATGGCGAGATTGCTGCTCATACCTTGCATTTGATATGTCGGTGCTAGTCGCAAGGAACACTGATAAGCCCAACTGACTAAGTGCAAAGTTTTATACTCAACAGGCAAAGCGTAAGCTGACGTTGAAAGCAGCAAAGCCAAACCTGTGAGAAGCGGTTTCATTTTTTTAGATTATCCATTTTTTGACTTAACTCGCTAATGGCAACGGTCATGTTGGTGAGCGTTGTATTGAGCTTTTCGTGAACTGCTAAAAGTTGCTGAGACTGTTGGGCCTGAAGGTTCGCAAGCTTTTCAGTAGTGGCTTGCTGCAATTGTGAATTTTCGCGTAATAGTTCGCTGACGCGAATATCGCTTTCAGAATCCTTAGTTAGCCAAATATTTCGCTCCTTTTCAAAACCTCTTAAAAGAAACACAATCAACCAACCGCTGAAGGTCAGAGAAGCCATGCCAAAACCTAAATCTTGGACTAATTGAATCATTGTGTTGGGTTCTGCTGGCATTGCTCGGCCTTGTTACGTGGTTTGTGCTGCTAAGTGTGCTTGATAAGCGTCAATAACATCCTGCGTATGAACTGCGGAGATCACTGCAGAAACTTTTGGATCTGTGCTTGTCTCTCCTGGTGATACGACATAGCGATGGAAAGACTGTGAAATCACGTTTCCGTCTTCTAGCACTTGGATTGCTTCACGAACTTGAACGTGATTAAACTGTCCAACTATTTCGATTTTGTCTGTGATGGTTTGTTTTGTTAGTGCCATTTTAATCCAACCTTAAAAGTTATAAGATTTTTCAATCAACAAGATATGAGCCACTAATGTACATTGTTGTACTAGCATCAATATGATTAGCGATTGTTCCTCCAGACCCAGTGCTATTCCCACCATCACGCAGACGAGACTTATTATCACCTGGAACCCAAAAAACACTTATACTACCATTTAGCGCCACTCCTAAACCTGTGAATACGACAGAAAAACTAATTGAATTCAAGCCGTTTGCTACTGTTGCACTAGAAAATGGGAAACCTTCAAGATATAAATCTCCAGTTGGCGAACTGACTGCACTTGTATTAATTCTACCTCCAAAATGGACAACACGTCCGATCTTTATATACCAACATGTGCTATTAGTAGAATTTACTGTAATCGTTCCACTAGTCGCTGCTGTAAGCGAAGGACTCCAAGTCCCTTCTTCATAGTCTGAGAGGGTATTTGCTGTCAGTGTTCCAGTACCACTAGTATGAGATCCAAAGTTCAAACTAAGATAACTTGCTGCTGTGTTGTCTGTCCCAATAGTGATTGCTGTGTTTCCGTCTTCGTCTTTAATGGTCAGGCTTTGTCCACTTGCAGGTTGAACTGTGTTAATAGTTCCTCCTGTGATTGTAACAGCATTAGCATTTTGCGTTGCCATTGAACCCAGACCAAGATTCGTTCTAGTGGTCGAATCATCTGAAACATTTAAAGAACCAGTAACCGAAATATTGCCACCCGTGTTTAGCTGTGCAGAAGTCGAAACCGTGCTGGCGGTTAGCGTTAGGCTCGAACCATTATAGTTTTGGATTTCGTTTGTTTTGAGTAATGACATTAGATAAGCTCAACAAATTCAAAGTTGTAGTCATAGAGTTGAGAACCTGGGTAACTGTAGGCAATTGAGGCAGGCTCAAAAAAACTGCCGAATACTGCGGTGTTCGTTTGGTAGCCTAGAATCTCAGCCGCCACTGGTTGCATTCGTAAGCCAGCAAAAACTTTGGTTGCTGTTGCTCGTTCGCTTTCTAAAACCTGAACGCTTCCGCTAAATCTTCTGCGAATCTCGCCTAGCCGATACACCATCCCACTGTCTCGCTCTTGTCTGATTCCAAAACTGTCTCGGCTTATCGACATGCCTACGTTTGGATTGTAGGTTTCCAGCACTTTTCCGGCTCGAATCGTGTTGACGATCAGCGGCAACTTCATTGAAGAAACCGTGAAGTTTGAGCCACCATTTCCGGTAAGTTGTAAGTCTTCTGAGCCTGTCCCGTCACCAGTAATCCGGTTGAGCTGCTCGGTAAAAACACCATCAGAGACAAAGGTTCCAAGTTTGATTTGTGGGTAGTCTTCAAAATAAATGTTTGCAGCACTCGCCTGAAGTCTTCCTAGATTGCCATTGCTTGCCGTCACCCAACCGTTCAAACTGCCTTTGACGTCTGTCGAATTGGTTAGCGCAATCTCAACGGTGTTGGTGGTCGCTGGACAAGCCACAAAAACCGAATCATTCCAATGGGTTTTCTCATTGAGCAGGTATTGCTCGCTGAGTGTGTAGGTGTTCGAGTACGTTTCAGTGGAAAGAGTGCTTGCGCCTGAATCTTTGAACGTAACGGTTACGGCTTCTGCCAAGTAGCTAAAAAATATGGCTTCTGCACCTGGACAAGTCACCGTCACAGTTGCGGTTGCCGAATCAGCAATGTAAGGCTGCTTTGGATAATTGTTCTCGACTTTGGCGATTGCGTAATCGCTGGACAATTGAGTCGCTGAACTGCTGACGCCTATAATTGAATTCGTGTAAATAATCTTCATTCAAACCTGACAAAGTCGATTGCGGTTGGTCCGCTTATGGTTGTCTCTTCAGAATCAAAGCTATAAATGATCGAAGTTATGGTAATCGTGGCCTTGATTGATTGTTTTTCGTCAATGCAGATGATGCGATAGCCTAAAAGGTAATTGTCTTTGATTCCAAAAATTCGAGCCGTGCAGATTGGCGCGGATTCGCTCTGAAGAATCGCTCGCAAATACTCAATGACTTTCTCTTCAATTGTTGACAGTGCATCATAGCTTTGTTCTTCCCCATAGCCTAGATTGGGGACTTCCACATATTTTGTTTCTTGCGCGAGCGTCACACTGTCTGGGTAAGGTGTGTTGAATTCATACTCTGAAAAAACCTTTTTAATTGGAAACGCTGGTGCTAATTGCAATTGAAGCAATTCTGGCGTTCTCACCGTTGCGGCTGCAACACCGGATTGAATCCGGTTAATGACTCGTAAAGTAGAGCCGCTAATCTGAAGCAGAAGATTCGCAGCCTTGGCAGTATCTGCCGCAAAGTCAATCAAAGGCTCGTTTCGTGTGGTTGCTTGTGCCATAACTAAGGCGAATAAATTTCTACTTCTGAAGCTGTCGTGGCTACCGTCAGCGAGCGAATGGTCAACTGTCCATTGGTGTCAATCTCAACCGTTACGCTGAGTCGAACCTCAACAGGTGATTCGTTGATTTGCTCGTCGCTGATCGTGGTATCGGTGTTGTAGTTAACGCCAGCCATTAGGCATAGCTCGTATCTAAGGTTAGGCTCAATTCAGTTGCTACATGCGAGTAAAAACTCGAAAGCGTTGAACCTCTGTTGCTGATTCCCGAAATACTCAAAACACCACCAGTGGTGGCAGCGTTTAATTTTATTACTGTGCTGGTTGGAGCAGTGCCGCTTCCGCCTGAACCGTTCCAGAATTCTGAACTAGTGTTGTCGGTTGAATAAATCAAAACGCCATCCTCGCGGATTTCAATAGGGTAGCTGCTGTTATTGGTTTGCAAATCTGGATTGGCAACTTCATCGTCGCGTTTCTTAATCACAGGCGTGACGTTTTTGACGATTCCCCAACTAAACGGAATTCTCAGCGGCACACCCACTCGGTGCGTGTTGCCGTCACTGGTAAAGGTTCCGGTTGTGCCATAGCCAGAAGTCACCGGAATGAAGTCTTTGTCCTGCAAGGTGAAGGTGTTCGAGCCAGTGCGGACCACATAATAGTAGTTGTCAACCGCAACAGATTGATATTCCAGCAGCTCACCGTAGGAATCCATTTGCTCAAAAATCACAACCGTGCCTGTGACAAAGCCGTGATTTAGTGCCGTAATTGAAACCGGAGTTCCTGCGCCTGAAGAAATAACTGCTTCCACGAAGGCAAAATTTTCGGTCAAGGTAAAAGGTCGCGCACCTTTGGTGAATTCGGTGTCTGTCAATGCAAAGGTGAGTTCTGTATCAGTCACGCTTTGCAAGAAGATATTGCCAGAAAACAAGTCGCTTCCTGCCTCACCCCATTTGAGCCTTGTTGGATAAAGCCCAGGTGCGGTCAGCAGGTCTTCATAGCGTTGAAGTGCGAATGGATGGCTTGCGTTTAAATAGTCATTTGTCAAAGTAATGTTCCCGAACTTGACGCCAATCTTGCCTGAGTCTTCAACCTGCCCCAATTCCAAGCTCGGCATTCTCTTGACAAAAGGCTGGTAAAAGTTCTGACCAGCAAAGCCTCTGATTGAACCTCGGTAATCCGTACCATCAACCGTGATCGTGGCAAGTAGCTGACTCATCAGATGTACCTAGCTGGTAAAAACTTATCGCCTTGCCTTCTCGTTCTTTCTCGCAGTTCACTTCTGAATTCTTCAATGCCTGCTTTTGTCTGGCCTGCCATATCGGTGTAAACGTTGACTTCTGTGTCGTTCTCTCTGACGGCAACAATCAATTCAGCCAGTAAGCGTTTTACTTCTGGGTCGCTCGTTGCGTTCAGTGCTGCACTGTCGCCAGAGTTCAAGCGGTTCAGATTGCTGACTCCGTACCGTCTGACGGTTTCTGGCGAAAGGATATATTCGCCAGGACTCAACATGGCTGGAATGGTGTCAAGTGGGTCTGGGACTAATCCGCCTTGCCGGAAGCCGTATTTTGTCGAATAATTTTTATAAGCTTCATAATTACTGTCACGAGCCTGTATGCCCTCTGTTGTGTTTGTGTAGCCAATAAAATAACGTGAGAGTCCGAAATCACTATACAAGCCATATTTGAACTTAGCGGCTGCGCCTACTCCAAAAGCGTCTTCATATGAAGAAACAAAAGCTTTTGCATAATCTTCAACAGTTGTTGATCCATGATCAGTAGCAGTTCTTTGAATGTAAAAATAAGAATCGGAATTTGATAAATCGCTAACATTAGTGTAGTCAATCATTTTGCCAGAGGCAGCAAGCTCATAGATTTTCGTGGCGTATGTTGGTGGCGTGTATACTTCACCTGATTGATTCGTTCCTGATGGCGTCACTGTTTCAACAGGTGTAGCGGTTCCTCCAGATTCAACGGCACTGGAAGCATTGTTTATAGTTTGAATAAAACTATTAATCGCTGAACTGATTTTTTTGTTTAAATTATTTATTCCGTTCTCAACGTTTAAATTTAGTAATCCCAGCTCATTAGCGAATTCGTAAGTGTCAAAATCAACCTGAATTTCCCCAAGTTCGACAATTGGCAAGCTAATATTAAAATTTTCTTTGTTGAGTGTTAGTGGTATCTGGTAGACGGTTGTTAAGAATTCAACCTGTTGTTGAGCAAAGGCAGTGGCTGCGAGGTTTAAACCGGAAATGAGGTCAGAAACGGCTTGTTGTAAATCCTCCGGTAAATCAACAAGAATGGCTTCTAAATCCTTTTGTAATCCAGAAACCGCATTGATTGGAGCGTTGAACCCGTAGCTGATTCCAAGCTTGGTGAGGTCTTGCAGGACATTGTCGAAGATTTCTTGGAAGGCGGAACTGGACTTGTAAACGTCTTTTGACGCTGAGAGGTATTCATTAACGAAACCTTGCAGGTTCTTGATATCCTCTTCTGTGGCTTCTGGCTCAAACGCTTTACCAAGTAAGTCTTGGTATTCGTCAGAAGCCATTGCAAAGGCGTCTTGCGGTGAGGCTAGGTTGAACTCGCTGAAAAGCAAATCATTGACTTGGTCAAAGAGTCCTTGCACCAAGTCATTGATTTTTTCAATCGTGCGCTCAAAATCTGACAGTAAGGCTTGCAAACCCGTTTCAATATTTTGAATGGCTAAAAGCCTAGCTTCTCGCTCGCGTTCTTCGTTGAGTTTTTG